CGACGAGCAGTCCTTGCATCGTAGCCTGTGCGAACCTCAAGCCCGCATCTTTCGTATGCTTCTTCGACAATGTCAGCAACATCTAAATCGAAGTCGCGTGATCCTGAAGTTGCCATAAATTACTTCTTCTTTTTGACCATGCCACCGCGCATCATCTTAACAGGACCGCTGCCAGGTTTTTTGACCATGCCACCGCGCATCATCTTAGTGGGTTTTTTGACCATGCCACCGCGAGCTTTTTTAATCTTAGGTGCTTTCTTTCCACGCATCATTCCAGGCATCTTACAATCTCCTTCGGAGTTCACTCCGTTGTTTAATTAACCGCTGATAATCTTCAGCAGAATAATTAGCATAGTACCCCAACTTTTGAAGGGTGTCCGCAGCGTCATCAAGATCTGACAATCGCTGTATAAAGATAATGGACCTGTCTTCTTGATACGACAACAACCAAATGTCTAGGCCGCTGTAAACAAGCCATCGGTTTAATGAATGACAGGCCGCCTCTAACTCAAAGTAATCCTGCTCCGGCTCATCTTGTACACACATTACAACCTTGTATGTATCATCAAACTTTTCTATCTCTCGACAAACCAGGCCCCAAAGGTCTTGATCTGTCTGGACATTAACCTGTCCTTTATGCCACGCCTGTTTAGCAAAAGGACACAAAGGTGTTCCTTTTGTCGCTGAATCAGGTTTGGATAGTACATCTACCCATTCCTCAACCCACTGAACTATTTCTTCTTTTTCCAACTAACACGCTTAGAAGAAGTTTTCTTCTTCATCGCAGTTTCTGCGCCCGCAGACTTACACTGCGCCTTGGTAGGACGGCAAGCGGGGTAGCTTCTGCGCTTGTCACTCTTACCCGAACGCCCGCAAGGTTTACCTGTTTTGCAGTCAACCCAGCCTTTGCCTTTGTTTTGGCCGAACCACTTACGAAGTTCCGCGCCTTTCTTTGTCTTGCGAACAGCCATTAATATGACTTAGCCTTCTTAGAACGAGATTTTTTAGAACTTTTAGTACTATTGCCCCAGTTCTTTGCGCCGACTTTTCTGCATTTTGCGATTGCACCGCTTGCATACGCACTTGGGAAGACTTTGTACCTAGCCTTTACTTTTTTGTAACACGCATCTTTAGCCACTTGTCCTCTCCCCGGCGCTTTAGTCACCTGTTTGGCGGTTTGTGAACGACTGATCGCCACTATACAAAGCTCTCTGCAACTGCCAGTCCAATAATTAACGCCCCAATTCCCCAGATGCGAAGATCAAGCCCTTTTAAAGTGTCCCTTTGTTCATTTAACCGCTCTTCAATACGCTTATAACGAAGGTTACATTCTGCTTCGTGCTGCTCGAGTCTCACTAACACGTCTTCGGATTTCACTAACATCTCCATCTACGTCTCGCCGCGCAAATACGCTTTTTAGGGGTTTTTTTACAACTGATATTGTGAGTTTTCATCTGACCTGCGGAGCGAGCACAGTATGACTTACGGCGCTTTGCCCCCGCTTTTGAGGGTTTCTTTTCCGTTACCGCTGTTTGTAATTTACTCCCAGGGTTTTTTCGACGGTACGCCGCAACCCCAGCCTTAGTCATGCCTGCTCCAGATTTAGTCGAACGGAAGTTCTTCTTGTTCCGAGCAGGCATTGTTGCTTTCTTGGCGGGCATTAGCCAAAGAATCCAGTTATGGAGTCAACATTAGTCAACGTAACATGGCACTCGCTTTCAAAAATAATCCCGTGATCAGGCACCGTTATCTGATTATCATCCGAAGTGTGGAACACCATAGACAACATAGTGGCTCCGCCACTCCCGTCTTTGAAAACAACCGCTGGAGAACCGCTGGAGGCTGTCTTGACGTAAAAGGATTTTAGCCGGGTCCTGCCACCAAGCAGGGTCCCCGTGGCTGTGGCTGTTTTAGCCGTAATTCCGCTAGCCATAGGTCACCCCTTTACGCGATTGCCGCGCCATTGTTGCCTACAACAACCCAACCCGCAGTTCCATAAACAAGAACCACGCCATCGCCTACATCAGCAAAGGTTATAGTAGTCCCGCCTGCAAGAGTTGTTGGAGTAAGAGTTCCATCGCCTCCGTCAACAATCATTGTAATGATCTTGACTTGCCCTGCCGACCCGTTTGCTAAAGTCAAAGCATCCGCGCCAGTTGTCGTAACCTCCGTGATGAGGTCCGTCAAATTAACCGCACCAGCACCGGAAAGTGATTGAACACTGCCCGTAATAATGTCTGTGTATGAAGTACCTGTAGTAAACGCACCTGTAGTTGTATTTTTAGTGACGGATACAAATCCGTTTTCGGAACGGACTGGGCCGCTGAAAGTTGTGTTCGCCATGAGAATCTCCTGTCGTGGCTAAGGTCAAATACGGGATGTATTTGTCAGAAGTTATGTTTGAGTATACACATAAAAAATAAGGACGCATAGCGTCCTTAAATGGGGGTACTCTCAAATGAGCCTTAATAAAAACACATTTTTAAAGATAAAAAAAGGGGCCGGAGCCCCTTTTTATTACGCCGCGCCGGGTGACCCGAAGATAGCCCGTGGATCCGAGAATCCAAAGCTATAACGCTCACGCGCCTTGAAGCGCATGTTACCTGTGTCGAAGTCCGCTTCCATGTTGGTTGAAAGAGGAGTCCGCTCAAAGTGGACAAATCCACGAGGAGCGTCAGTCATGACGAAGAATGCGTCTGGATCTGTGAGGAAGTCGTTGACGGCATAACCATCAGGCAACATACCCATAGAACGTAGAGCATTAACATCATTGTCTGCTGTACCAACACGAAGGTTGGAAACCATCAGCCGCTCTGCGATAAACTGAAGCTGACGAGGGATCACCAACTTAGTTCCGCGCAATGCAACTTTAAGCCCACGCTCATCTACAAAGCCTGCAATGTTGATCAATGCATCTTCGAGAGACGTTTCGTTAAGGTCAGCCGCAGTAGTCGGCTCGTTGGCGAAAGTTCCGCCAGACGTTAGTGGGTGATCGGTTGCACAAAGAGCAACTCCGTCGCCACCAGCACTCGCACCAGCAGTGAACGCATTGTTCAATACTGAAGCGGCCTTAACCTGCTTGGTGTGAGCCATTGAACGGGCAAGAGCACGAGTGTAACGAGAAGAGAGACGATCATACAGATTGTCTTCCACTGCTTCTTCAGTGATCGAGAATGCCAGAGCAATAGTCTCGTGGTTGTAACGTGCTGTGTAAGCTTCTTGTGCATCGTCAAAGTTAACTGATGAACCTTCTGACTTAGTTGGTGCAGCACCAAAACCTGAGAGCATAACTTCTTCTTCAAACGCACGGTCAGAAGATTCCGTTGTAAAGATCTCAGAATGTTGATTTTCGTACCGAGCGTACTCCATGCCGAAAAGGGCATTTAGTCCCGGCTCCAGTTCTTTCGCTAATTGTGCGCGAGAAATAGCCATTTCTTAATCCCCTTATACACCAGTTGTACTTACAGTACCCTGAACGATAGAGCCGTTCGGAGCATTGAAGTGGTTGTTGATACGGACGATCAGTGGAATACCTGCCACTGTAAAGTCTTCGTTATCTACATCATCTTGAATACCAACAATACGAAGAGCGTGAGCCGCCGTAGTAGCAATGGTATTTAAGTCTGCTGTAGCTGAAGAAATACCTGTGCTGTCTGTACCGCTATTGCCCGAAGCCATCTGAATGTTTGAGAACACAGCAGCACGAACTTCTGCTTCAGTATTTGCTGCTGCCACTACATTAGATGTAGCGATAGTAAACAACTGATTAGGGTTATCGTAGACAAAAGCCTTGACAGGGAAGTTTGAATCCGCGCCAGAACCAGGCCAATAGTTTGAAAATACTGTTTCACCAGTGGTTGAACTAACGTATTCGCATCCGTTAAACACACCTAAGATAGAGACAGTACCGCCAGCCGCAGCTTGCAGGTCGTCGATGACGCCAGCAGCCAACGGGATAACAGCCATCCCTTTGTAAATCTTGTTCGTGTTGTCGGAGGCTATACGATACTCAGTGGTACCGGTGGAATTTGGTGCTGAACCCAGCACACCTATGGCTCTTAGACCAAAGGCTCCATTAGAGTTAGCCATTAGAAAGCTCCTTTAAAACTACTTAGTGTCGCTTTTGCGACCGCCAAAACTAACCCGACTTGATC